GATTGGACTACCGATATAGAACAGGTTTTAGAAAACATTAGAATAAACTGCATTATTTTAAATAAGGAACACAAGAACCGGTATTTTACATTAAAAGAAAACCTTAAATATTATAAAATCCCTGTAATAATTTTTTCAAGTATTAATAGCATAGTAAGTGTGGGATTACAGCCATATTTACCGCAAGGTACAATTAGTATGATGACCTGCCTACTAGCTCTAATTTGCTCTATAATTGGATCTATTGAATTATACCTCACTATACAGAAAAGTATGGAAAGCGAACTGATCTCACAGCGAGATTATTACATGTTAGGAGTAGATATTTACAAGACGCTTTCATTATCTAAACAACATAGACCAATACCGGCAAAAGAATATTTAGATAAATGTTATAATACATACTGCAAACTAACCGAAAGTAGTAATGCAATAGCCAAAAGAGTAGAAGATAAACTGATGCCTTTGCCCTCCTCTATAAGCATACAAACGCCAAGCCCAACCCCTTCTCAATTAACAATTGAAATAGAAAATACCATTTAATTATATATTTTTATCTAACTAATAATATATAATGGAAGATTTAACGGAGATTTTTACCAACAAAAATATAACCGATAGTTCAAGAAAACTATATTTAGCAAATCTAGTTAGATTAAACGGAGGACTGCCTCCCAAAAACTTAAAGTTTTTAAGCGATGTAGAAGCCATTAAAGAGAAGTTGCAAAAGTATAAGCCAAATACACAAAGAAGTTATATTATATCTATTGTCTCTCTTTTAAAGGGATTGAAAGAAAAACAGCAAAAGAAGTTTAGCAAATTATACGATACTTATTATACTATTTTGGACGAAATGAATAAATCACTAAAAGATAATACAGCCAAGACAGATAAGGAAGAGAAGGAATGGATAGGACAAGATGCAGTAAAAGCAAAACTAGAAGATCAAATGAAAGTTTTGGAACAAATAAAAGACAACAAGAAACTAACCCCAGAAGAATATGAAAAGCTTTTGCATTTAGTCGTTCTCTCTTTATTCGTTTTACAGAAGCCTAGAAGAAACAAAGATTACCAAGAAGCATATATTACCAAGAAGTATAAACCGGAATATGGAACAGAGAAGAACTTTTTAGACTTATTTAAGAGCGAGTTTTTATTTAATAACTACAAAACACAGGGTACATATAAAACTCAAATTGTAGCTCTCAATCCGCTACTCCGTGAGATAATAGACTTTTATTTAAAGTTTCACCCTCTCAAAGCCAAGTTTAGAGAGAAAGATGCACTAGTACCTCTTTTAGTTGATTATCAAGGAGAACCTTTTACATCTAATAATGCACTTACTAGAATGCTATATAAAATATTCGGTTCTAAAATTGGCTCGTCCATGTTGAGAAAACTATTCTTAACCGATAAGTATGCAGAGGTAATGAAACAAATGAAAGACGATGTTGCAGACATGGGAACATCAACGCAAACGGCTCAAACTAACTATATTAAGGAATAAGTATAGATAGGGAGGGTTGGGACACTTTGTTACTTTGTTTATAATTCAAAACCATTTATTATTATTATTATTTATTTATCTTTTAAAAAAATAATAACTATCCCAACTATCCCAACTATCCAATCCAAATAGCTACAAGTGCATCTTTCGGCAAACCGGACTTATCCTGTGTATCCTCAACCATTTTATTAAACTCTTTTAGATCCATCATCAAGTCTTTCATACAAATAATTCTTAAAATTATCCAACGCCCACAGGTATTTATACCTGTTTTTAACTTCTGCAAACGCTTCTTATTATAAATAAGTTTATAACCTTTACTTTTAGTCATTAGATCGGTCAAATAATCTTCGTCCTGACCTAGCATCATATTTCTCATTTTACCCAACAGGTTTTTCTGTCTATCAGGCATTCCGGAATATGGATTAAACCATTCTATCGTTTTATCATATTTTAGAATGCAACACCAGTGACCTTTATTTACACTATCTTCAACTAGTATAATTCTAAAATCTCTCGGTTTAGGCAATAGCTCATCTATCGTATTGTAATTTGCTAAATCGCTGTATTTTAATATTTGACCTTCAACACCATCTCCAAAATAGCGTCTAATGTCGCCGTCTGTAATATTAGTACCTATTCGCTCACAAATTAAGTCCTCGTCTAACGGAACAGGATTTTTAAAAAACATATCAGTATGCACCATTTATATAATAATTAGATATATTATATTTTTTGGATTTTGATTTTATTTAGGAAAATAATAAGTATTTAATAGTTATTTTGGCTTAAAAAATAATCTAAACATATAATATATAATGGTGAATTACGAAAATGACTACCTTTGGGGAGAAGCCCAACAACGAAAAATATTTCCGGTTTTAGAAAAAAAATGGAAAAGTTTAAGACAACAAAGCAGATATGCTAAATATGATGCAATCAACGAACATGTAAATATGGAAATAAAAAGTAGGAAAAACTTAAATTGGAATACTTATCCAACAACACTATTGACGATGAATAAAATAAGTGATACTGCAAAAACTAATATATTTATTTTTAATTTTGTCTTTGATATGACGAAAGACATGAGCGAAATATATTATATTGAATATGATGCAGAAAAGTTTAGCCGGTACGAAACGAAAATGTTTAGCAGGGCAAATATTAAAAGTGATGAAAAGGAATATGTCTATATACCGGTTGCAGATCTAACCTTTTTACACAGGGACGAATATGAGAAACACAAATGCCTACTTTTAGAGAAATCAATTGCAATAGAAGCAATTTAATCTAATTATAATAAATAATAATCTAATTACTTATTATATGAACCAGCTTACAGAAAGCTATTTAGCAAATCTTATCAAAGATTTACACAACGCAGAAAACGATTTTTTTAATCCTCAAAATAACCACGCCAACCCCTTAATGCAGGACGACAAATTGCAAAAATTAAAACAACTTAAATCAAAACAAATAAGTAATTTAAAATATAACGCCCAAAAATTAAAAGAACTTTTAGAAAAAATAGATTATCAAATAAAGAACCCAAAAATAAAACCTGTTGGTATATAAATGGGATATACAAAAGAATATCTAATTGGATTTTGCGAGTTTTGGTTTGCTATAATAGGCGTATTTATTATAATGCATACTTTACCTAGTAATGGGCTAGGATCTTGCCGTCATTTGAGAGGAATAGGCGATAATATTGGTTAGAAAATAATACCAATATTATATATAATGGGTTGTTTGGAACGCTTTATTAATTGGTTAAATATATCCAATATGCCGTCTAGCGAACAGAGTATTTTACGAGATTTAAAAACTATTGGTGTTATTGAGAGCTAAAACTTGTAATATAATTTTATATTTTCAAAATGATATAAAATTGTTCCTTTAATAATTTCTGCAACTTCCCATGCTTCTTCTTCATGATTTTTATTTATTATCCGCTCACCTATTTTTTCAATCGTACCACGAGGTTTATATTTATCCATGTAAAACCAGTAATTATAACTATCCTGATTATCAATTATAGTTTTACCGGTTGGAGATTTAATTTCAATATAATAATGATATGGCGAATACTCGTCGTCATTATTATTTATAACATATCGTTTTACCTGCACTTTACAATTCATATTATTTTCTTTAAATAACTTTTTTAGTAATACCGAGCCGTAATAAGAAAATGCTATGCATCGTCCCTGCAATTTAGAATTATTATAAATAAATGTTGTAGCCATGCTTCTCTATACCTATACATATGACGATGTTTTTAAATGGTTTAATAAATACACTTATTTTTCCTTAAATATATTTTAAACCATATTAAAGGCATCTCTATACTATATAGTATAACAGAATGACTGAAATAGCCAACCGCCTCCCTTTTGAACTTGCAAATATTATTTACTCGTATGTTGGTAAGCACCCAGTAGCCCAACTTATAGAAGACAAACAGATTGAAGACGAAGAAAAAACAATTTGTAAAGAGTGCTACTGCGTCGGTGCAGAAGAAGACTACGATGGTATGTGCGAATACTGCTATGCAGAACAGCTCGGCGTAATCGTTTATAAATGTGATAATTGTAGCGAAAAATGTTTTGAGTATGGACGCTTTGAAAATACCGACGACGGATTATTTTGTGGAGCATGTTATATGGGATATTTGGAGATGCATGAAGAAGAATAATCTAAAAATACAATAAAGTAATCTAAAAAAACATATAAATAATCCAAATAAATCAATTAATATAATGAAATCTAAAATATTTTAGATTTTATTAGATATTCAATAGTAATAATTTTAAAATTATTACTTATATAATCTATTTTTATATATAAGAAATCTAACTTATATATAAAAAATCCAAATACTTACTATAATCTAACTATATATAGATTATTTTTCTGCTGTGTTAGATTTTTGAGCTTCTAGTTTAGGCTTACGGACATTCAAATAGTATTGCCTTTTCTTCTCCAACATTTCTGCATACTTTTCTGGATCGCTAGTTTTAAGCTTATCGTTGTACCTTTTGCATTTTTCCCTGCATTTAGTAGGATTTGCCTTCTGGTAATCGCTCACACGCTTCAAATGCTTTTCGTAAAATGCTACTGCTTTGGCTTCTTCCATCTCTTTACTATATAGTATATAGAAACCTTTATATACTTTTTCTTAAACCTTTAATAACAAAAAATATAATATACTTTAATTATATAAATGTCTTTGAAACATATTCAGCAGAGAAGAAAACAAACTACATTTGGAAGTGATTTAAGTGTTCTAATTGCAGATACTTTTATTAACGGCGATTTAGACATACAGGGACAAATAAACGGCACATCATCACAGGGACAAAATACAAATAATACTTGGACTGGGACGAATACTTATTCTGTTTATAGACCGACTAGTTCTTTACCGAGTGTAGGATTACAGGACGGAGTAAGTCAATCATTTTTAGATACTACAATTACAAATGAAGGAATTATTAATGCAGGAGCTACATGGAGCGGTGTAAATACTTTTAATTATCCTCTCATTATTACCGATATTACCGGTACAACACCTACATACATACCGCCAGTAAATCCTACTGACGCTGTATGTGGTAAATATGTAGCTGATAGTTGGACGGCAAAAGGCTCTGCATATTTATCATCAAATAATACTTGGACTGGATCAAATACTTTTAATATTTTACCTACATGTTTAGACCCTCTGGTAGACACCTCTATTGCAACTAAAAATTATAGTGATACAACTATAACAGCTATTACACAGGGTAAAGCCCAATCAATAGCATCTCAACTAGCTATTGCAGGTGCAGATTGGGGAGCTACTAATCTTGCAGTTTCGGTGCAAATTATCGGCGGAGGTGCTGGTTCAACTTCTTCTGTTGGTGCTTGTTCGTGTAGTAGTGGCGGAGTTTCCGGTGCTTCTGCATCACAGGCTTCTATTATACTTTTAACAGATTATATAGGAGGAACAGGAGGTATGGCTTTATTTGATCTTGCAGTTGGATATGGTGGTAAGGCTGGAACAGGTTGCGGAACTGAAAGTGGTTCTGGCTCTGGTGGTGCAACCAATTTATATATTACTCCAAAAGTAGGTGCAGGATATAATCCGGCACAGGTGAATATTTTAAGATCAAACGGAGGTAATGGGTTCGGTACTGGAACTTGCGGACAGGCAGGTAATCCGTCAGCCGGTTTATATAGTACTATCAATCCTTCGGTTGTAGCTCCGTTTTCATATTCTAATGGAAAAGGTGGGTCACAATGTGCCGGAGCAATTCCTCAATATTACGGAATAAATACTTTTGGTTGGGGTGGTAGGGGAGCGTCATGTGCGACCGGAGTTGCAGGAGGAAATGGTGGATATGGTATTACATTCTTTACAGGATAAGTATTTTAATATCCAATTTTAGAGATTATTTACAAAAATATATAATATATTTCTATATTATATAATGTCTTTACAAGGTATTCAAGATTTAGATGAGAGTTGGACTTTACGAAATAGTCTAACAATAAACAATAATGTTGAGGTACTAGGTGATTTAAATACAACAGGCTTTATTTACGATGGTGGTATTCCTGTTAATATTCAAGGGTTAAATAATGTATGGACTGGTAATAATGCATATACGATTTCGTTGCCTACCTATTTAGATCCTGTTGCAAATAACGAAATGGCTACGAAAAATTATTTAGACACGGCTGTTGTTGGATTAGGTGCAGGACTTTTGCCGTTGAATAATGTTTTTTCCGGAACAAATTATATGACCGGACTTCCTGTAATTTCTGGGACGGCTACTCCGGCTTCTAACGAGTTGGTAAATAAGGCTTTGGTTGATGGGTTTATTTCTTCTAGTACTGGTGCATTAGGAACGAATAATGTATGGACTGGAACAAATACTTTTAATAATGTAGTAAGTGTTCCTACTCCTCTAACAGATGCTACTTTTGCAAACAAAAAATATGTTGATGATAGTATTACAGCTTTTAATGCTTCCGGTGGAAAAGTTGAATATGTTGAGGTGGTTGCTACTGGTGCTACTACTTTAACATGCGACCCTGCTGTCTATTCTGGCTGTATTATTTTAATGTGTGCCTGTGGTGGTTTTGGTGCAAATACAAATCCGCCGACAAGTGGCGGAGCAAGTGTTAAATCGTTTGGTGGTGCTGGTGGGTATGCTGTTTTTAAAGTTCCGGCTTTTACTGGAAATGCTACTTTTACAAATACAAGTAGTCAGTTAAACTCTGCCGGTGCAGGTATAATTGGGTCGGCAGTTTTTACTCTTCCTAATTTGGCTACTATTGCAAATATTTCCGCTGGTGGTAATGGTGCGATAGGTGCTTCCGGTGTCGGCGGTTCTGTTGATATGGGTTCTTTTCAAGGAGTTCAAAGAATTAATGGTAGTACTGAACCATTACAAAATCCTATAACAAATGACGCTATTACAAAGAGTTATAATATTGGAGTTTTAAATGGATACGGAAATGGTGGGTCTGCACGATACGATACAGGGGTTCAAACTTTACCTACTGGCGGTTATTTGTTGCAGATAAAGTTTAAGAACTAATTTCAAGGTTTTAGTGATATATAATATATGTAAAAATATAATATATCATATTAGTATATAATGTCTTTACAAGGATTTCAAGGTTATACTCAACCATTAGTTTTGAATGGTGAAGTAACAATAAACGGATCACTAAACGCTAAAAATGTATATGTTTCAGGTGTTATTACTGGTGCAGGTATTAGCACGGATATTTTAGCTACTGATAATGTATGGACTGGAACAAATGATTTTCAAGATGTAGTAAGTTATACCGGCGGTGCTGTTGCAGGTGCAACTGATTTAATACAACAAGCCCAAGTAGATCAAGAGGTCGCTGGATATAACCCTTTAACTATATCTAATATATGGACTGCTATTCCTACTTTTAGTAATGTAGATCCTCCAAGTGTGCCTCCGGAAAGCGGTGCTACTTTAAATCCGGCTGATCTATTTTCATATACAAGTATGACTAATTATACAACGGCTAATCCGTCAGGGTTATTAGCAACCAATAATACCTTTACCGGAACGCAAAACTTTACCGGTTTTGCAGGTGTTTCTATTCCTCAATTGGAAATACCGACCGCATTACAACAACCGGCTTCCAAAGCGTATGTAGATGGAAAAATTGAGGTTGCAGGTAAAACTTTAACCTATACAATTACTACTGCTGGAACTTATAGTTTTATAAATATAAACAGAGCAAATATAGCTAAAATAGATTATTGGCTATTTGGTGGTTCATGTGGCGGT